ATTCTTCCGGCCGTTGGCAACCCGACGGACGCATGCGATGATGGCATGATACGATGAGAGGTTGTAATTAACTGATGCGTTTGTTGAAACAGCATGTACACAGATTGCCCGTACGAGTGGCATGTTGTGGATTTGCGCATTAGTTGATAGGAAATAAAACTCATTACGATTGTGTGGTGGTGTACACAAGGGTCAGGCTCTTAACTGAGAAGGACTTTAAACTGAAGGGGGTGGCGTTAGACCTGCTGCCCCTGGTGTTTGTTACGCGGCTTAATTGACGTGGACAAACACCCCTCTAAAACTTTGCCTGGTTACATTGTGCTGCACTACCCGAAGAGCTTATTAATTTAGCTTGGTGTGTTGAGCAGATGGAAAACAAAGTGGAAAGAGGGGAACAGGGATCCGTGAGGATCAATTGTGAAAATACCTCCGGAGGAGGTCGCACCAACGGCGAGGGTAAGACCTGTATCTGAAAGATGGTAATGCGCAGGGCAAAGTGACCCTAGCCGCATTACATGGTGGCTCCACGGTAGGCTCCTAACGGAGTGTGGGCGGATCATGAACATCAATTGCAATGGACTGTACAGCTGACCCAGATTAAGCCGTTTACGGTGGGTACGAGGCTGGCTTCGAAGACGCATGTAGTGAAACTAATAAGAGTGGATCAAATCTATGCAAACGGAGTGATAAATCCTAGGGGCGAATCAGCATCTTCAGCTTAAAATTGAATGAAGGTTCAGGTAGTCACGCGGAGTGACATAAACACCTGAAGATGCGAAGCGAATTAGGTCAAAGCGGGGACTGTGGGGGTAACCTGCAGCGGGGAACACCATGCCAGAGTGTTTTTCACATTGTTAATTCCAAGGGAGAGCATGCCGAATGTAATCTCGTGGAAGATGAGGAGAAGTTGGATATTCTCCTGTGATTTGCTTGCGAGCGGATAACAAATATGGCAACGGAATACATTTTCCAAAACAGTGAGGTGAACACATCAAAGTACACTCCAGACCACACCTGGGTTAAGAAAGACACCCGTGCTGCGAGCACACAAAACATCGTTCCAGACCAACCCTGGGGTATCAAAGAAAGAACTCGACGCGCCCATGTCCCGAAGCATGGATGGCGTCGTGCGAGGAGGACACTGCCAGTGTCTAGGGAGAAGGAATCTCCACTCCGGCGCAGTTTAGCGGACGAGGGCAATGTAGTAGGTACACCTTGCCCCGATCCGGCTTGGCTTTGTGGCCAATGTCAAGTGTGTGGTACGCCCAACGTTATCGGCTGTGAACACCAAGATCCAACAGAAGAAGACGACTCCGATACGGAATCGTTGAAAAGTGTGGAGACTGGTCCAGTTCGATATGCGTCAGCCCCGTTATGGGGCAATCCACACCAGGAAGAATGGGAACTCAGACGCGCATTAGGCGATATACATGTTAGCATGTTGTTAGGCGAGGAACTTATACAGTTCCAATTGCCACAAGCGACAACATTTGCAAACATTATCGCTTTTACCGAATTGATGTTGCCCGATCTTCCATGCGACGGTCACCGAATGAGGTATGACGTTTACTTGCCTGGTGCAAGTCGCTTTATGGACATGCAAACATTGTATGAGAGACACGCAGATGAATTGGTTAATAATTTTCTTGACCATGGAATCTTACGTATGCGTGGTTCTATATGTCTTGATGGCGGCAAGCGCAAAGTTGGCAAGCCAACTAAGCCGAAAGGGAAGAAGAATAAGAAGGGGAAGAAGCCGAAACAATCGCAATTGATGGGACAAAATTTCCCAAATCAAGAAGCGATGGTCAAAGCGATGTTTGGTGTGCGCATACCAAAACAAGTCACGCGTGGGAATGGTGGGAAACAAAAGTTACCATCATCGATAAATTCCACGCTGGCCATGTCAGCATGCACTGCCAAGTTTCTCCGTGCCGTAGTTGATCCATTTGGCGAACGAAACGTTTGTTTGCCAACATTACCAGCAGCAGCATCACTGAAAGCATCCGGATTTATTCGGTTTACTATGGTTTCTGGTGGTACAGCGGTTGGTGGTGCTTTTGTGTCGGTAAATCCGACATGGACCAATGATTTGCACCAAGGCTACTTCACAAGCACAAACGCATACGTCCCAACTGGAAACGTCATCTCAGTGTTGTCGGCGAATAACACCTTGCTCAATGGAGTGGGTGCCATCGTCATGAACAATTTGCCATACGGTACCAGTGCAGTGACTGGTTATTCTGGTTTGTCACAACCTGGTGCAACGTTGTTGCAGGGTCGTGTTGTGGCATGCGGGTTGAGAGTTACATATGTGGGCACCACCATTAATGAAAGTGGTGTTTCATACTGTTACGTTGATCCCCAGCACCAGAACATATATGCCATGTCGAATGCCGGTGCGTTGCTTGGTTCGCTGCATCAAACAGATGTTAAAGGGGTCACACGTGATCCATGCAACATCTCAGTTTTTCCAATCAGCGAACTTGAGATGAATTATCCCACCGACAATCCGATTAATGCCACGGGCTCTTCCAGCACCAATCCGACTGAGTTCTTTTACAACATGTCACAATCAGCTGGCACCGGCCAGCCATTGGGAGCTGGAGGATATGGGACGAATACAATCGCCGAGCAATCTTCATTGTTTGGCAACGTTGTGGTGCCTGGCGCTATTGCTGGGTACTACTCAAGTGTTTCCGCCCCATCATCATTCCTGGTAGAAATGATCGTGCATGTTGAGTACATCGGTCCGACAGTTGCCTCGTTCGTGTCGCCAAATATCTCTGACCCAACTGGTTTGGCTCACGCAGTTTCCGTTTTGCAACAAATGCCTGTTGTTAAGCAAGCCAACCCACATCTGACTTTAAAAGAGACGATGTTGGCTTCTCTTCGAGAAATTGCGAGTCAGCTCAAGCCAGTGGCAGTGTCTGCGGTCGTCAAGGGACTGTCGATGCTGATGGTCTGACGGGTAGGGGAGGCAGAGGCCTCCCCCTTCAGAGGCGATGACAATGGAGGGCACCATCCGCCGGTGCATAATAGGTGGACAGTTGAGTGTTTGGTTGCATCACTCATGCGCAGTATTGCGAAGACAAACAACCTATCCACCCGTCAGGGTGGAGACCATTATTGTGTAAGCCCAGATTTGGCCAAGACATTTTTGAAGCGAACTTTTCGCGCTTTCTTAAATGGCAGTAATGGAGAGTGGACAAACACAGATGATGTTGAATCTGATGGTTTGGACATTCGCGCAGTAGGTGGTGGTGTACCGATCAAACAACCATCAACTGACGCATCCGTGAGTGGCGTTGATGTCAAGAAGTCCCGGTGTAGGACCAAGGCATCAAAGAAGCGCCGCAAGCGTGAGAAATTGGGTTCCAGCGGGGACTCGATCATCTCCAAGCATTCTGACCATACTGGTAGTCAGATGCAGAAATCATCAGGGATTGATAGTGCTCTTGAACAGTGCATGAATCTTGGATTGGCCGACCACGCAAGAGTGGTGTCGTGCCAGCCAAGTGAAGCCACATGCGGTTTGAAGAGCACTTTGGGCATGAATAATTTTTCGTTCATGAAGACACATCAGTTGAATCAAATTTTGGGTTTAAAAGATCCATTGAAGATGGAGTTGGTTAGTTTGGTGCCATTTGGTCCGGAACACACACCTTGTGATATTCCTAAGGCTGCGCCAAGTGACGACTCTGTCAGCGAACTGAGTGTTGATAAGGATGCCATATTCGGCTGCGAAGAAATTCCTTCGCATCTGGCGTCCAGATTGGCGCGAGAGATTTTGGTTCCAACAGTGTATGATGATTTGGATAAATGGGACAGCGTCGCAAGCTACACTGATCCGCTCGCAGTATTTCCACTGTGCGTGCGGACGCTTGTGAAAAAGGTTGCTCCATGGGTCAATTGGGCGGCAAATTTAGTTCGCCCTTTCACTGACGTTCCAGCGTCCAAGGTCCGCACAAAAGAGTGTGCTGAGTACCACGAGGCAAGGTTGTATCATAGAGAGAATGACACTCTTGACATTTTGTCAGAGTTAAGTTTTCCTTTGATAGGGGATGAGATGCAAGGTGTACCGTATTCACTTGGCTTTCGGTCGTATTCTGTGCACATGGTGCAGCACGACTTGTTTGTCAAATGTAAAGATAGGTGCATCGGTGCCAAGGTTAATGCTGGCATGATCGATCAGTTGAGGTTTTATCTGCAGGGAGAGTTTCCGGATGCCACCTACACGCAATTGGAGTTAGTTCCAAGGTGTGTTGTGCAGGAGAGACTTTTTATGCAGGCACTTGACGACAAGATGGGTTGTGTTGGGGCACCAGTCATTGTATCAGATTCTTTAAACGGGATGGGCCCGCTCTTGAACATAGGGGGTTTTTCAGGCAGTATGATGTGGAGGTTGACTCAGATTTTGAGTCTGCAGTACATAAAACGTACGTTTGGAATGGCCTGTTTGAGCCTCTTAACAAACGAACAAAGGCGGCTTTTGAGAGTGGGCGGTTTGATGGGCTTATGGTTAGGAAAGGCAAGCATGAGGGTCGGATCGTTTCTTATAGGAGTGTATATGGCCCTACTTTTCGCCACAGCGGTCTTACTTACGCCAATACTTCTAGAAACCTTGGTCTGGCGGCTTACCGGCTCTTCCATGATAAAGTTGGTGGGCTTCTGGACTTACACGTGGTTCAAGTACGCCGACTGCCGATCTTGGCTTCACAGCTTACTGCCTTCAGAGAAGACCTGGAGAGAGATCTTCCGTTCGAGAATCCATTTGAATTAGTGGAGCGTGCTTCTGAACAGGCGCACGGTAAGAGGAGGATACGCATGGAAGCTCATGCGGAGTTAAAGTCCCATGGTGTTTTGTTTTCCGAGAAACACCTTTTCATGTTTAGGGACATTCAAGCTAAGATGAAGCTTGAAGAGTGGGCGAAACCAGGAAAATACGCCCGCATAATATCGGATTTCGGCACGCCAGCATCATTGCGTGCCGGATGGCTCATCGAAGCCATCAAAGTCGGACTTGCTGAAAGGTATATGCAGTTCGATCACGGTTGGTGCAAGTTTGTGTACTCCGTGAACCTTCCTGAGTTGACTAAGGTCTTCACAGAAGCCACGACACAGTCGTGTTTCCATTATCACAGTGACGATTCCAGAGCAACGATTATTTGTTCAGACGGGACGCTGTATTATGATTTAGACATTTCAGCATGTGATTCTTCTCAGGGACCTGCCGTTTTCCAAACACTTGGAAATTTGGTCCCGGACAGGTATTTTGCTGACATGAACGCACTTTTGAAGCAATGTCAAGAACCAAGTAAGATGGGTTACGGGAAGACGGCACTCCGGTTTAAAGCCGTTGAGGGTCGTTATTTTGAATATTCCGGGACTTTATTGACAACTATGTTGAACAACATTGCCAGCTTGTGTGTGGGAGCTCAGCTCATGTCTTTATCACCAACAAATTGCCACGACACTGATTTAAAAGTTCGTGAGATACTGGAAACCTGTGGATGGAAGATGGATTGTGTCTTGCATTCACGTGTCGAGAAGATGCAGTTCTTGAAGTGTTCGCCAGTTCGTTGCGGTGGGGGTTACTCCGCTGTGATGAACTTGGGCGTCATTATGAGATGCATAGGGCAGAAACATGGGGACTTGTCCGGTGACAAGTCCACCCCCTTGAAGGAGCGAGCAGCCATTGAAAATGGAAAGCTGGTCGCAGGGTTTAAACATTCAGGCAATACTAGTTTGTATCAGTTATACAAGAGGAAATTCCCATTACTCGGAGACGCCATATGCGTTAACGCTAACAGATCATTCACCATTGGTGGTGAAGATGTTGTGATGGATGAGAGTTTGTGTAGCAGGTATGATATTACTTTGTCACAGTATTACGAGATGTTGTCGCTTCTTGAGCATGCTGATTTTGGTGACGTCATTGATTGTCACGCAAGTCGTGCTATATTGAAGCTTGATTACGGTCTTTAAGTACATTCACCGGGAGGGTTTTAGCGTTTTAGTGGTTAGTGGGTTCATTCCCACACGCGCCCC